CGCTCGGCCTCAGTCTCGCCGGTGACAGTGGTGGTCGTCGTTTCAGTTTTCGGTTTGAGCTTCTCAATCTGCTTGGTAATAGCCTCACTCTTGGCAATCAGTTCGCGGAGTTCCAACACACTGCCAGCCGTTTTCTTCGCCTCGTTGACCTCCTTTAGCATTGCCTCAAGCTCTTCGAGGCTCTTCTTTTGGAGCCCCCACGGGTCTTCACTCTTTTGGTCAGGCTTCAACGCAGCCTTATACTTCTCAACAATCTCCATTGTATCTTTGTACGCAACCTGAACCTCCAACAGATCCGAACGAGTGCGAGCATAAGCAGACCTGCCAATGTCACCGTGAGAATGAGACACATACGCTCCGTATTTAGCAATATGGTCTTCAATCTCCTGCAACGCCTGATCGGAGGTTTTCTTACCCTCAGAAATCAATCGTACCATTTCAGATACATAGTTTCTTACATACTCTTTTACAGCTTCGGAGGGGTCTCCCTCCCACTTTATTCTATTGTTTACATCTTCCGTGACATCGGCAACAGTTTCAGCCAATTCTCCATAAGCCTCAGCCGTTTTTTCTGCATACACCCTGTCATAGGCGCTTTGTCTCGCAGCAGCAGACAGGTCTTTATATGCAGCCTCCAAGTTATTAATAGCCCCTTTCTCGTTCAAATGAAGCTGGATAATTTCAGGATAATCCCTCTTCAATTCTCCGAGAGCAGTAGCATATTCCTCCGAACCTTCCTTTGCACCGCGTAGGCGGTCTATCAACACAAGGATTTTTCCTTCGGCCTCTCCTGCCTGTCGGCCAGCCTCTTTGATTGCCTCACCAACTTTCCAATTACTGGTATTCCTTACAATTTGGATGGTCAACGCGGCAATGGAGGTGAGGGCTGTTATAATGAGGCCCCAAGGGGTAGAGGCAAAGGCAGCTTTCTGCGCTTTGACGGCGGCAGTGTTGGCGTTGGTGGCCACTGTCGCCTGGTTAGTGGCGGCTACTTCGAGGTTATATACTTTATTGCGAGTGATGGCGGCGAGACGCTGCACCTCTATCAGGGAAGAGTTCTGCTGTCGGGCGAGATTCTCCTTCTCGATAGCCAACTGCATCTGTATCGACTTCAACTTCTCCTGTTCCTCAGCAGCCACCTTTTTGAGGGTCTTGGCCGTCTGCACGTCCATCTGGTGGGCTTGCAACTTCTCAATGCCGAGCAGCGACTTAATACTGCCCTGAAACTTACCGCTGGCGACAAAAGCCAATGTCTTCACGCGCACCCAGTTAGCCATTAAGGCGATGAGGCCGGGGAGGATGGCTTTGTTCTCCTTGATGAGCTGCACGAATCCCGCCACGCCTTTCATCAGCACGGAGCCGGTCCGCTGCAGGTGGATGAGCACGGGATAAAGCTCGTTGCCGAGTTCGATGCGCATATCTTCAAAGCGCTTCTTGGCTTTCTCTGCTTGCGCTTGCATAGTGTTGTTCTTGACATTGAACTCGTTGATGACGCTGTTGCCGGTGGTCAACTCACGGTTGGCGATAGCCTGTGCTTCGGCCACTTTGTCGAGGCTGGAGGCCATAGCCGACACGGCGGCGGCGGCACGTTGTCCGTCGAGGCCCATATCTTTGAAGAGCGGCATCAACTCGGTATATCCGCCCATCTTGTTGAATCCATCCAACACCTTGATAATGGCGCCGTTCATGTCGGTTTCCAACATGTGCTGGAACTCCTGAAGAGGTACGCCGGCAGCCTTGACGAACTGCTCCGGGCGTTTAATCATCTCGCCGATGAGACGCTGGAAAGCGGTGGCCGACATTTCGAGCTTCTGCATGTCTTGGTCGAGGGCAGAGGCGAAGCCGAGTATCTGGTCGGCCGACAGTCCGGCCTGCGTAGCCACACCACCCAAGCGGCCGAGGAACTCCACAAGATACTGCTCGTTGGCTGTAGAGGACTGACCCAACATGTTGACTGCGGAGCCAATCTTTAGCATCTGCGCCTCGATGTCGCCCGCCGAGTCTGCGAGTTGCTTGGTGCTCTTGGCATAGACACCCGACAGTTTGCCGATGGTGACCATGGCACCCTCGCCCAGCACGTCGCCGAGGGCGATATTGATTTTGTCGGCAGCGGACACGAAGCCCTTGATGGACTCCTCGCTGCTGATACCCAACTTGCCAGCCTCGTAGGCCAGTTGGTTGAGTTGTTCGCGGCTGGTGCGGGTATCCATCTTCGAGAACGCCTCGTTGAGCTTCTCCACCTGGTCGTGAGTGAGGCCGGTGGTCTTCATCACGTCGGCGTAGACATCATCAAGTTCGGCGGCGCTCTTGGCCAAGTCTTTCAGTTTGCCAATTCCGAGGTCAACCATCTGGAAGGCAGAGTTAAGACCCGTGACCACGTTGGCGAACTCGGCCACCTTGGTCGTGGTGCTCTTCCACTCGTTGCCAAGGCCTTTCACCTCGCGGCGCTGCTCGTCGAGTACCGCATTAATCTCCTTAATCTTCATCGAGGTCTTGATATACTCCTCGCTGCCGATGACCATCTTCTTCTGCTCCGCCTGGAGTTTGCGCATCTCGCCTTCGAGGCTGCTGATGGTGCTTTTCACCTCGCGCCCGTCTATGTAGATTGTAACCTTGCGGTTAAGTGCTTTTGCCATAATAATCTTTATTTTGAAGCAAAAATACACATTGACAGAGAGGTAGACGGGGACACCCGCGGACGGTGAGGAGGTCTGATTTTCGCCGACGGGTTCGGGGAAATATCAATAAAGGGTGTTTCAGGCAATTACCTCATTCCACAATCAAAATTCTAAAAGCGAAGCGCCTTTTTTGCTTCTGCAGCCGGGGCTCGCCCTACCGAGCGAAGTGCGCACGCACAAAAAATTTTACCGATATGTGAGGGAGGGGGGGGGCTGCCGCCGTCCACCTGCTGCCGTCCACGCACCGCCGTCCACAACGCTCAGTCCACCCCAGCAAGTGTGCGACAATGGATGTGAGCAACGCAATGGAGCGTCCACAGCCTACCATAGCGCAGCGGATAGTAGCCTGTGGAGTAGCGTGAATGAGTAGCGGAGCAATTATTGGCGCACTCTTGCCACCTCGCCCGAAATTGTGTGCCGATGCCGTCCACAGACAAAGAGACTCTCTATTTCGGGCACAACAAAAACCTCCCGGCGGTGCGAGGTCGCAGGAGGTCAAACAAATACGATATGACTAAGTACAAAATGCCGTTACATATTGGTAAACATATCCCCGTCGTCCAAGGTGAGATAGGAGAGGTACTTAATATAGATGAGTTTATCTACAGCATCCGAGAAGTGGGTTGCTTCCTCGGGGAGCACTCCACTGTCGGGGCGCTCACTCTTTTTGTCCTTCTTCATCTGCCCCTCGACGGTCTTCACCTTGGCGTTGTTCATACTGATGAGCGAGTACTTGCACTTATCGCCGTTGGCACGGAAGCGGGGCACGTGCGGGTCTTGCTCACCAAGTATGATGTTCCAAAGGATGTATTTGTCCGACTGCTTGGGTTCCATGCCCGGATGCTCCTCCTCGATGACAGTCCAGCCGTACTTCTGCAACTCGGCAATGGCCATCTCGTTGTAGGTGCTGTTGTTCATCACGTTGGGGTTGCGATGGTCGCCGTACTTATCCTTATAGTAGATGACCTGCCGGCAGGCATGGTGCTCGTAATACTTGGCGAACTTGCCGATGAGGTCGCGGATCATCATGTTGTCGCCGCCGTCAGGCTTGGTGAAGAACTCGTTAATCATGGTTTGGCAGACGGCCTCGGAGGGGCAATCGTTCACGAAGTCCCAATAGCGCGGCTGCTGCACTGTCATCACACAGATAGAGCTGCCCCAATCGAAGCCGAGCTCCAGCGGCGCGTTGGTGTCGCAGTCTCTATCGTACACGCTGCTGTCGAACATGCCGTCCTGAATGTCGTAGCCCACCTGCAGGGCGGCGCCGCGCACACGGTCGCTGTCGTAGCCGGTGTAATAGACATGCTTGTGTTCCTGAATGGAATAGAAGCAGTCCTCCACCTTGGCGTAGTACATGTTCATTATCTCGGTCATGAAGATGAGCAGCGGCAGCAGGCGCTGATTCTTCAGCAGATAGTCGAAGCCCAGCATCTCCAAGTTGTCGAAGGCGTTGCTGAGGGTAAACAGTACGCCCTCTTTGCTCACAAAGGGGGTGATCTGTTGCTTGAGTCGGTTTATCTCGTTCATCTGCTGCCGGAACTCGGCCACGAGGTCGGCCCGATGGGTGGCTTTGTACTCGGCCACCACCTTCAGCAGCTCCACCTGGAGCATGACGACGCGGTTCCAGATGTCGAAAAGACGGATGCCGCGCTCAGTCTTGTAGTAGTCGCCGTACTCCAATATCCACCTTCCCTCTTTGTTCATCGGCATGGATGTCGAGAACTTGAAGCCGTGGTGCATGGCGATGGGGCGCTTAGACTTGCGGCCAAAGAACTCGAGGTTGCCGCGGTTGGTGGGCGACACCTCGTTGTTGTACTGCTCACGGTCGAGCAGCAGGGCCTCATCGGCTATCTCATAGTCCACATTCGCTCCTCGACCGCTACCAGGTTCGCTCTGTGAAATCATGGCGAATCTGGTGCCGTTCGAGAAACTGATTACGTTGTCAAACTTGTTCAATGTTTCGTAAGAATCTTTGAACCAAGTTGGGGGCTTCCGCCCGACAACGTAATTGACGTCCTTCTGGTAGCCGATTTGATTGAGCAGTTTTAACGACGAGGGGAGTGTGCGGGTGAGTAGTTGGCCGTAGGTCTTGCCGGTGAGGGCCACCACGGCGCCCGGCATCGAGCGTATGATGGCATCCATCTTGAAGCCGATGTCAAACGACTTACCCGTGCCGCGCCCTTCCACACTCACCTCGCAGGGAGCGCGGAGCAGCAGCTTCGGAAGCTGCGCCTGGTTGCCGTATAGTTTTATCTCTGCCATATCGGGTTAGCTTTCCAACAGTCTCACGGCCTCCTGGTCGTCGATGTTGCCGCCCAGCGAGGCGAGCAACTTCTGACGCACCGCCATGGGAATCTGCTCCAGGTCCTCCTCCGACAGCGGCACCGACCGCCCACCGATGTTCACCTGGATATACACCGTGTTCTTCTCCATCAGCTTTGGGTCCACCTGCTGCTCCGGCATCGCTTCGAGATGCTTCTGCAGGGTGGCGAGGTTCTTGGCCTTGGCGGCTTCGCTGGCGTCGGGGTCGCTGATTTCCTGCAGCAGCTTCTCGAGGAAGAAGGTCTCCAAAAACTCACGCTTCAAGTCCACATAGTTGCCCCAGGTGGCGCGGGCGAAGTCCACATACTTGGCCGCCGTGGGGTAGGTGAGGCCCTGCTGCACCCGCAGGCGGTTGATGCAGATATTCCGCTGGGGGTACTTCTTCAACATCTGGTACACGTCGAGGCAGATGTCAACCATGCGCTGGTGCTCCGCCGACAGCGTTTTCGACGCGCCGTTGTTCAGGTACTCCTTCACCACGTCAAAATTAAGGTCGTTGACCGATACAAGACTTTTGCTCATAATCAACCGAATATATCTCTGTGTTCGCGCTCGGTGCGGCGGAAGAACTCGAGCATCTTGTCAAGTAGCGGGGTGCTGCCGTTCTTTGCGCCGCTCATCACCACCTGCCTGATTTCCAACTCCACCTGCATACGGCCCCTGACCCAAGCCGCCCAGATAGGGCCTTCCTCTTTCATGAACTGCTCCTTCACCTCGCGTGAAGGCACCTGAAGGTGGTAGGCCACCTCGCGGTAGCTGAACGCCACACGTCCACACTCCTCAATCTCCTTCAGTTCCTGTTCTGACAATTCTCTCATAATTAACCATTATAAATGCCAACAATATACATTACCGACTTATCGGGGAACAGCTTGCCTGTCGCCCTGATAGTTGAGCCGGTCGTGATGATATCGTCGAGAATTATCACGACTGGCTCCTTAATATCCGCATGAAGTTCGAATACGGGGTTGATGCGGACACTGCTCTCAGTGGTCACAGCATCCGGATAGTATTTGATGTTCGTGCGGTTCGATATCTCCATCGCCAGGCTCTCGGCGAAATTCTTGGTTTTGTGACGACGCTTCGGCGGCGTCACGATAGCATAGGTTTCGCGGCTGGCGGTTCCTATCATCTTGTCTAAGATCTTGCAGAGGCTATCAGCGAAACGACCGATATT